TTGCTTGATGGCACTTCTGTTAGCCCGTTAAGTTTTGCCAGCGCCGAAGGTTCGCCTGATGGCTTAGTTTCCCTAATAGTTGACCACCGCGAAGCCTGGCTGTTTGGTACAAGTTCAATCGAAGTTTGGTACGACGCTGGCACGCCGGATTTTCCTCTCCAACGCATTCAAGGCGCGTTTAACGAGATTGGCTGCATTGCCCCCTATTCGGTGGCCAAGATGGACAACGGCCTGTTTTGGCTGGGCGCCGACGCCCGTGGACAGGGCATCGTCTACCGTTCCAACGGCTACACCGGCACGCGCATTTCGACGCACGCTGTGGAATGGCAAATTCAGCAGTACAGCAATATGTCGGACGCAATTGCGTACACATACCAGCAAGATGGCCACAGCTTTTACGTCCTTATATTCCCCACCGCTAACACGACTTGGGTTTACGACGTAGCCACTCAAGTTTGGCACGAGCGCGCAGGTTGGTTCAACGGCCAGTTCACCCGTCATCGTTCCAATTGCCAAGTGTCGTTCAATAACACAATTGTGGTAGGCGACTTTCAAAACGGCAATTTGTACGCCCTTGATTTGGATGTGTACAGCGATTACGACCAGCCTCAAAAATGGTTACGCTCGTGGCGCGCGCTGCCCACCGGCCAAAACAATCTCAAGCGCACAGCCCACCATACTTTGCAATTAGACGCTCAGTCTGGGCATTACATGGCGCCAATTGGCGGGTCGGATTTGCTGATTACCGAAGGCGGTGACAACATCATCACTGAAGCTGGCGTGTACTTAGCAGCTACTATTACTGAAGCAATTAACCCTGAACCGCAATTTATGTTGCGTTGGTCTGATGATGGCGGCCATACTTGGTCAAATGAACATTGGTCGGGAGGCGGCGCCGTGGGCGCGTATGGCCGACGTATTTTCTGGCGCCGCTTGGGCATGACACTTAAGCTGCGCGACCGTGTTTACGAATTGTCCGGCACTGACCCAATTAAGATAGCAATTATGGGCGCGGAACTTATTTTGAGCCCTACAAATGCTTGACATAACAAACATCCCTTCTGCGCGGGCGGCGTTTATTGACCCGCAGACTAACCTTGTGTCCAGGGCTTGGTATAGGTTTTTCTTTAATTTGTTTGTGCTTACCGGCTCAGGCCAACCGCCCGCTGCGCTTAGCGCCATTACAGTGACCGCATCGCCGTTTGTTTATGCCGATACGTCAAATTTGTTGGTGGATGTAATAATCAGCGGAGGCAGCGTCTCAAACTTGGAATTTTCCCGAGATGGCACTGCATTTTTTAATCTGGGAAGTTATTATGGGATGTTTGGCTTATCGCCAGGGGATCAAATCCGCGCAACCTATACCGCACTACCAACAATGACTCTTGTTCCGAGGTAACTATGACTACTTACTTGACCCCCAGCCCCAAGATTCAATTCTTTGACTCCAATGGCAACCCTTTGGTCGGCGGCAAACTGTATACCTACGCCAGCGGAACAAGCACGCCATTAACGACATACACCGATTACACGGGCGCGACCGCCAATACTAACCCTATTATTCTTGACTCACGGGGCGAGTGCAATTTGTGGCTTAGTGGGGCGTTGTACACATTAACTTTGAAGTCCGCTACCGACGTACTGATTTGGTCTGTAGACGGCGTAAACGGCTCTTTTACTGCAAACAACATCAGCTACACACCTGCGGGGCTTGGTGCTGTCACCACCACGGTGCAGGCCAAACTGCGCCAAACTGTCAGCGTCCAAGATTTTGGCGCGGTCGGTGACGGTGTAACCGATGACACATTGGCCATTCAAGCTGCAATTAACGCATTGTCAGTAAATGGTGTTGGCGGCACGGTATTGCTGCCTGCTGGCGCGTACAAAATTTCTTTAAATTTGAACATTACTTGGCCTGATTCCACAGATCAAAATACACCCGGGCGCGTCACACTTCAAGGTGAAGGCGCTGATTTAACGTATATCTATGATTACCGTTCAGATGCAGCGGCGGCTACGGGCGGCGCCATCACACTCGATTTTACGACCGGGTATGACAACAAATTCTTCACGATGTATTTTGGTCAGTTCAGTATCATCAAGAAGGTCAACGCGACAACTTACGCCAGCGGTAGTTACACGATTGGCGTAGGTACCGGCTTGTACCTAAAGAACATACCTGGCATAGGTGAATTTAACGACATTCGCATCATTGGTTACAACACTGGCGTTGTAATGAACGATTGCCTTGGATTAACGGTAGCCAACTTTAACGTTCAACTAGCCGACATTGGCTTTTTAGTCTCTCAGACATCTTTCTCCGAGCCTACCGCCATGCAGTACAACAACTGCACGGTGGCCGGTATTAAGTCTATTGGTTACCTAATTGTTGGCGGCGGCCCTGTTGCTTTTAACGGCGGCGTGATTGAAACCTGCGGCGTAATGAGTGGCAGCAGCCAAGGTACATCTGGCGGTATCTATTACCAATCCACAGCATTCTTGCCTACGCAATTGATTGTTGACGGCGTATTTTTTGAGAACAACGGCGGCAATGCTGACATCTACATCAACGCGCCTACTAGCGTTGCAGCCCGTTCTACAAGCAGCATCAGTAATTGTTTGTTTGCCCGTAACAGCGCAACCTTGTACACGACCAATAACATTTTTGTCAATAACAACAGCTCAACAGCCACGTTGGTTGTCAACGCGATTGGCAACGGCTTTAAGGGCTTTTCTCCTTACGTTGCAAGCAGCTCGCGCAAATACATTTCTGACGGCGGCTCTAACGTGTCGGCTGTCACTATTTACGGCTTGGGCAACTTTTACGACAGCGCCACCGAGACCCCGACGGTTGTCATTGACATTACAGGCGGTGGTGGCGGTTCGCAAAACCTGCAAAGCGTTACGACCATTGGCGCAACCACTACGGTCAATTCGACGTTTAACGGCGTCAACATCGGAACGTACTCCAGCACGCCGTCTGTTACGTCAACAGGCACAACAATAGCTTTGGCAAATTCCACCAACGCCGTTGGCCTTGTATCGTCGGCTTGGCAAGGCGCGGGAAACAACACCAATGATTTGGGTTCTGCTGGTACAAGCTGGAACAATGTCTACGCGACAACGTACCGCATCGGATCGGGCACCGCAACGATTACGGCGTCAGGAAACAACATCAACTTTAATGGTGTGGCAACGGCGGTGCCTACGGTTGGCTTTGCCCCAACCACTACTGACACTTATTTTTTGGGCGGCTCGACCCTTAAATGGAAATCGCTGTATTTAGGTACTGGCGTTATTGACTGGAATAGCTACGCAATCCCTGCGCCCGCTGGTTCAACGACAACATTCTTGCGTAATGATGGGACTTGGGCGACTCCTAGTGGGTCAGGTTCTGGAACGGTTACAACGGTAGGCACAGGCACTGGTCTTACCGGCGGCCCTATTACAACAACCGGCACCATATCCTTGGCCAATACGGCAGTCACGCCTGGTTCTTACACGGCGGCCAACATTACCGTGGACGCTCAAGGCCGCATCACGGCTGCTGCAAACGGCTCCGGCAGTGGCACGGTTACATCTATTACCGCTGGAAGCGGACTAAGCGGCGGCACGATTACCACGTCCGGCACCGTCTCACTTAACTTGGCCAACGTCAATACTTGGACTGGCAAACAAACCTTTAATGGCGAATTCCAAACCAACAGCGTAGGTTCTGTTAGCGGCGTAGGTATCAGTCCAGTAGCTGACAATACCTATTATTGCGGCGGCAGCGCCTTGCGTTGGGCGGGCGTGTATACAACCGCATTAAATGCAACGGGCGCGTTTACTTGGAACTCTTACGCTATCTCCGCGCCTGCTGGCAGCACGTCTACTTTCTTGCGCAATGACGGTACTTGGGCTGCACCCGCAGGTGGCGGCGGCACGACTACCAACGCCGTTACGTTTAACAGCGGCGGCTCTGGCGGCGGTTCGGGCAGCACATTTAACGGCGCGTCTGCGCTGACTGTTTCCTACAACACCGTCGGCGCTCCCAGCACGGGAGGCACCGGCGCTACCGGCACTTGGGGTATCAGTGTCAGCGGTACATCGGCTGGCCTGACTGGTTCGCCAAGCATTACTGTCACCGGCGTCACGGTGGGTTCTGCCACCAGCGCTTTGAGTTCTAGCGGCACCAATACAACGCTGGGCAATAACACGGTGTTTGTTTCTCCAAGCGTTGGGTTTGCACCGGCTGTGGATAACAGCTATGTCCTTGGCTCGCCGTCTTACCGCTGGACAACGGTTTACGCCACCACCGGCACGATCAACACGTCCGACGCCCGCCAGAAACAGCAGGCACGCCCTCTGTCTGAAGCTGAACGCGCTGTAGCCGTCCGCGTCAAGAGTTTGATTAAAACCTTTAAGTTCAACGAGTCAGTGGCTGCCAAGGGCGACGGCGCCCGCATCCACATTGGCGTGTACGCGCAGGAGCTGGCCGACGCCTTTGCTGCCGAGGGGCTGGACGCCACCAATTACGGAATGTTCTGCCGCGATGAATTGGAAGGCACCGAAATCTATGGTGTGCGCTACGAAGAATTGCTAGCTTTTGTGATTGCTGTGCTATAACTGTTTTAATTCCAGTCAACGCTAGTAGCGTTACATAAGGGGAAATGTATGAGTTTTTGGGATGATGTATCTAAATTTATTGGCACTGACCGATCAGACTCATTTATTGGTCATGTCGGTGAAGTTTTAGCCCATGACAATGTTGCATCTGCTGCGGCTACCGCAGTTGCTGCATATTTTGGTTTGCCATATGTGCCAGGAGGAAATGAGTTAATAGCTTACGCTAGTGAAATGGCTAGTGCTGCACCTACTGCCGTTGGTCCAGGTGGCGTAACTGCGGGTACAGCGTTAGCTCAAGCAGGCACTACTGCCGCTGATCTTGGAACTGTTGCATCAGGCACTGCTGCAGGCACCGCTGCTACTGGCGCAGGCGCTTTAACTCCTGCTGCACTTGAGTCTGCTGCCGGCACTGCTGGTTATGGAGTAAATGCAGCGGCTCAAGCAGCAGGTTTTGACGCGGCCGGATCGGGTGCATACGCCAATACTCTAGGCGCTACCATACCTGGCGCAGCTAACGCAGCTGCAGGAGCTACGCCTTGGTATCAAACGCCAGCGGCTTTGCAAGCAGGGGCTGGTTTAATCGGCGGCTTGGCACAATCAGCATCACAACGTCAAGCGGCTAGCGCGCAAGCTGATGCCGCGCAACGTGCTCTTGATATGCAAAAAAGCATTTATGAGCAGCAATCAGCATTAAATCAACCTTTTTATCAAGCTGGCGTTACGGGTCAAAACCGTTTAATGGATTTGCTTGGACTTAGTGCCAATAAAACAGGCGCAGACTATGGCAAATACGCCAAGGATTTCAGTATGTCTGATTTCCAAGCCGACCCAGGATACGCTTTCCGATTATCTGAAGGACAAAGAAATTTAGATCAGCAAGCTGCTGCACGCGGTGGGCTGATTTCTGGCAATGCTCTTAAAGCTGCCACAGGCTATGGTCAAAACATGGCGTCGCAAGAATATCAAAATGCGTTTAACCGTTATCAGACCAACCGCGCCAATCAACTTCAACCATTAGGTAATTTAATGTCGTCTGGACAAGCAGCGGCTAATCAACAATCTGGGACATTAGGAACTTACGGAACTAATGCAGCAAATTTGATTGGCCAGCAAGGCGCTGCACAAGCTGCTGGCAATTTAGGCACTGGCAATACAATTAACAACATGATTAACGCAGGCGTCAGCGCGTATCAAAACAATTCTTTGATCGACCAGTTGCGTAGACTCAATCCATCAATTTACACGGGCTAAATATGGCTGATCTAAATTCTCTTATTGCCCAAGGCGCGCAATTTAATGTGCCTGACCAATTGGGTCAGTTCGCCAAGCTGCAACAAATTCAGCAAGGTATGCAACAACAGCAACTTGGCGCGCAGCAATTGCAAGCTAGTCAAACGCAAAATCAAGTTTCGCAAATGCAATTAGAAGATTTGCAACGTGATCGTGCGGATATGCTGAAATTTCAAGATGAATTGGCCAAGTCAGGCAAACCAACTGATTTGCACGCTTACGCTGATTTAATGATGAAGTCGCCCAAACATTTCCAAATGGGCGTTGAACTTAAACAAAAACTTTTACAACAAGATCAATTTAGTCAAATAATGGGCGGCGGTGCTCCAACAGCGGCTCCTGCTGCTCCTGCTGCCGCGCCATTTCCTACTGTTCAGCCACCATCTGGCGCTTTAGGAAGCGGCACATTTAACCCTAATGCACCAATTAATGCTTTAGCACCAGCAGCAGCAACGCCTGCGGCTCCGACTAATGCATTAGCACAGCCAACACCTGTTGCGAATGTTGATACTGATGCATTGCGCAAAAAACGCGATGCATTTTTAGCTATGGGCACGCCTCAAGCCATTGCAGCGGCTAATTCCATTAATGAAGATATTAAAGCGGCATCTGTACAACACGTTGCTGGACCAGGAAGTAGCGTTTATGACTCAAGAGGAAATTTAGTAGCATCTACTCCAGAACGCACAGACACTGATTTGATTCGTAATTACAGAGCTGCTAAAGAGCAAGGCTTTAAAGGCGACATATTTGAGTACGAAAAAAGACTCAATGAAGCTAAACGCGCACCAGCGCCTGCAATGCCTAAAGCTCCTGCCGGTTATCGTTGGGATGCAACTGGTACAAATCTTGAGAAAATTCCTGGCGGTCCTGCGGATAAAGAAGAAAAATTAAAACCTATTCCACCGCAAATTAATACTGCAATTATTACTAATCAGCAATCTATACAGAAATTAAAAGATACGTTAAGTATGCTTGATAAAAATCCTGATGCAGTAGGCATTAAAGGACTTTTACCGCAAGGAATATTAAACAGGATGGATGAGCAAGGGATGCCTGTTCGTGCTGCAATTGCTGATGTTGGCTCTATTGTTTTGCATCAACGCAGTGGCGCTGCAGTTACTGCTAGCGAAGAACCTAGATTATTGCCTTTTATCCCGACTCCATCAGACACTTACGCAGCAGCAAAAACAAAAGTTAAGCGTATGCTTGATTACGCTTTGAGTGAACAAGAAGCATTAAAAGGAACATATAGCGAGGATCAAGGTTATAGGTCTAATCCTATATTGACTACTAGCAATGCTAAATCACCTTCAGGTGGCTCGGTGCTTGATGCAGCTGATGCAATCTTAGCGAAAGGTCGTAAATAAAATGGCAAAAGCTGAAGATTATGCAAAATGGATTGTTGAAAATTCAGATAAACAAGGCACTCCTGATTTTGAAACAATAGCAAAGGCTTATCAACAAGCAAAAACATTAGAAGCGACTCCAGCAAATCCAGCAAGCCGAGTTGGTTCTGCGCCGGCCATGCCAGCAGAACAGCCAAGGCAAGGTTACGATTTTGGAAAGACGCTAGCAAACGCATTGCCTAGTCTTTACCAAAACACCATTGGTGGTCTGTCTCAAGTAATAGCTCATCCGCTGCAAACCGCGCAAGCCTTGGGCGATGTTGTCGCCGGTGGTGTTTACAAAGCATTGCCAGGCCCAGTACAGCGCGGTTTAACAGCGATTGAGCAGTCGCCGTACAACCCTCTTGGCAATCCAGAAGCATTGCAACGCGCACAGAATGTAGCCGGCGCCATTGGTCAGGACTATGCAACAACATATGGAACAGGCGCAGGATTCCAAAAAACTATGGAACAAGACCCTTTTAGGGTTGTAGGTGATCTTTCTACTGTATTGGGCGGGACTGGTCTTGCACTTAAAACTGCGAATACTGCTGGAAAAGTTGGCCAAGTAGCTAATGCTTTGTCTAAAGCATCTGAGCTAACCAATCCTATGAACGCTTTAATCAAGCCAGCGGCTGCGGTCATTAGTCCAAATGTTTCACCACAAATTCAATCTTTGATGAAAGAAGGCGTTGTGCCTACTGCTGGGCAGATTTTGGGTGGCGGTTACAAGCGCGCAGAAGAAGCTCTAACTAGCGTACCAGTTATTGGTGATTTTATTAAAAGCGCACAAAATAGGGCTGCACAACAAGTCAACACTGCCGCATTTAATCGTGCTCTTAAACCTATTGGCGAATCATTGCCAGAAGGTGTTGTTGGCCGTGAAGCTGTGCAATTTGCATCCGACAAATTAGATGACGCTTATGGCAAATTGTTGCCCAAGATGACTGTTGTACAAGATGTACCATTTCAAACTGAAATTGCTAATTTGAAATCCGCAGTTCAAAATGGCGCGATTGATCCTAAAGCGGTCAATTTCTTCAACAACTGGCTGGACAGCAATGTGCTTGGTAAGTTTCAAGGACAAGCAGCTGTTACTGGCAAAACGTTAAAAGAAGTTCAGAGCGATTTGCGTGAGACTATTAATCGACTTGGCGCATCAACTGATGCAGATCAACGTCTTATTGGAGACGCTTTAAAAGAAACGCAAGACCAAATTCGCCAATTGGTTAAAAGAAGCAACCCTCAGTTTGCTGACGAGTTAAAAGCCATAGATACAGGTTATGCCAACTTTAAGCGCGTTGAACGTGCTGCTAGTGGCTTGGGAGCAGAAGAAGGAACTTTCTCACCAGCTCAATTGCAAAATGCTGTGAAGGCAATGGACAAAAGCAAAGACAAGGGTAAATTTGCCAAAGGCGAGGCATTGATGCAAGACTTGTCAGAAAACGCAAAAACAGCATTAGGCAACAAAGTGCCTGATTCTGGAACTCCATACCGCGCTTTGATAACGGCGCTTGCAGCGTCAGGTGGAGCTGGAGCAGCTGGATTTCCAGGAGTGGCTGCTGCTTTAGGCGGTTTGGCTGCATCTCCTTTGTTGTATTCAGGCCCAGGACAACAATTAACTGCAACTTTGTTGGCGAGAAGGCCAGCGGGCGCTAACGCATTAGCTAATTCATTAACAGCAAATGACAAAGTTAGATTAGCCGCATTACTGGCCGCGCAGGCTGGCAACAGACAAAACGCATTGGCCGAATAATGGACCAGCAGACTATCAACATCATCATCGGCGCGTGCTTGACCGTGGCCGGTTGGTTTGCCCGCGAACTGTGGACAGCCGTGCAAGAGTTGAAAAACGAATTGGGCAAATTGCCGTTGACGTACGTCACCCGCGCGGACTACAAAGACGATATGCGCGAGGTCAAGGAAATGCTGGGTAAGATTTTTGACCGGCTGGAAAACAAAGCGGACAAGTAATGGATCCCATAACGGCCTTCGCGGCGGCTCAAGCGGCTGTTAAGGGCGTTCAGGCAGCCATCAAGCTGGGCAAGGACATTCACGCCATCACTGGCGAGGCCATGAAATTCTTTGAGGCCAAGGATGTCGTCCAGCGCGAAGCGTCCAAGCCCAAGGGCACCTTTGCCAAGTCGGACACGGCGCAAGCCTTTGAGATCGTCATGCAGGCCAAGATGCTCAATGACGCTGAGAAGGAATTAAACAATTGGATGGTAATGTCTGGCCATGCCGACCTGTGGCAGCAGCTATTGATCGAGCGCAACAACATCATTCAAAAGCGCAAAAAGCAAGAAATCTTAGACGAGCAGAACGCTGCGGCTAAGAAAAAGGAAATGGACGAATTGATTAACTGGTTACTGGGCGGCGGCATCGTCGTCATGGTGCTGGGATTTATCGTCTGGTGGCTGACAATTTTGATGGAGAAACACTAATGTTTGAAATGCTTGGTGGTGGTATCTTGGGTTCTCTGTTGGGCGGCGTGTTCCGGCTGGCTCCAGAAGTGCTTAAATGGATGGACAAGAAAGACGAACGCGCCCATGAGCGTTTGATGTTTGAGCAGCAGTGCGCTTTGGAGCAAGTGCGCGGTCAGCAAAAGCTGGCCGAAATCGGCGCCCAACGCGAGGCGACCGTAGACGCTGGTGTAATGAACGCCTTTAACTCTGCGATAGAACAGCAAACAGAAATGGTTAAAGCAGCAGGCGGCTGGGTAGCTAGCCTTTCCGCATCTGTGCGTCCTATGGTGACGTACTGGATTTTGCTAATCTGGTCGTTCATTCATATCTGGTTTGCGTGGAACGCCTGGGCGACCGGCGCGCACCCTGACGCCGTGTTCAAATTAATGATGTCCGGCGACTTTAGCGCGCTGGTTAGCGGCACGCTCAACTATTGGTTCCTTGACCGTACATTGGCAAAGCGCGGGCTATGAACCTGGACATCGCCGCCGCGCTGTGCAAACGGTTCGAGGGCTTTTCGTCGAAGCCTTACCTATGCCCAGCCGGTATACCAACGACAGGCTTTGGCTCGACCTATTACTCTGACGGGCGTAAAGTCACGCTGCAAGACCCGCCCATATCTGCCCAAGAGGCAGAAGCGTTGCTGTTGCATGAGTTGCAGCACACTTACCTACCTGGCGTCCTACGGCATTGCCCCATTCTGCTGACAGACGAACCCAAGTGCAATGCTATTGTGGACTTTGCGTACAACTTAGGAATTGGCCGTCTCCAGACCAGCACATTGAAACGTAAGATCAATGAGCAGGACTGGGACGGCGCAAAAGAGCAATTAATGCTCTGGACAAAAGGCGGCGGGCGCGTACTGCCAGGTTTGCTTAAACGCCGGACTGCGGAATGCGCTCTTTTCTAATCCGCATAAATTCATCGGCCAAATCAAACGCTACTGGAACAATTACATCGTATGAACTTTTGCGCATTAGCAAGCCCGTCATGGCAAGCAATGCCGCAACGTCGTGCAGGTTTTGTTCGTACTCTGTAGGTTCAATTTCTTTTTTCATACTTTACTCTTAATGTTTTTGTGGTCATGGGCGCCAGCGCGTGGCGTGTCCATGTTTGGTGATTTGTAGACCGGCTGTTGCCAGATGCTGATAGATAGCGGTGGCGCCTCACCTGGTAGTTTTTTGCGCGGTGCCCAAGGCATCATTAAATTAAGGGCTTTGCGCTTAGAGTCAGAACCCTGCGGGAAACGTCCGTATTCAGCCATTGTTTTTCTCCTTGAGTTTGGCTTCAACATAACGCACAAGTTCATTGGTTGCCCATGTGCAATCTTTCCAATTATGAAACTGGTCTACTTCCGCATCCGTCAACCCCACCCAAGGGCGCTGTGGTGGTGTGGTGTAGACAGGGAAGCAGTCTTTGCAAGCCTTGTGAGTTGTTGGTAATTCAAATAAGCCGTTTTCGTCTGGGCTACAAAGATACGCCACCGGCTCCTGCGCCAGCTTGTCCCGCGCTGCTGCTTTTTTTGATTCGTAGCCTGTCATTTAAACACCGCCGCGACGAGCATGGACGCCCCCACCACCACGATTACCCACACGATCAAGCCCTGAATCTGCCTCACAAACATTGCGTAGTCGCTATGCTCGGGGGTGTCGTACTCCCAATCCTTTTGCTTCGGCTCCATGTACTTTTTATCCGCTTCAGTCATTGCTTGTACTCCTTCAATCGTTCGTTAAGGCGTTCAATACGGGCTAGGCTGAGTTGGAGGCAAGCCTTTGCGTATTCGGTGGCGTTCTCTGACTCAAGCCTCTCCAGATGCGCCTGGGCCAAAGAATGAGTAATGACCTCCAAGGGGGTCAAGTCACGCCAGTAATCTTTAAAAAATTTTAAGAATTTCATTCAGTTTTCTCCAATATTATCCGCGCCTTGCGGTGTTTGATTTCGTCTTTCACAATGTCGATTGCCTTTTCCATCACCTCAACTGTTGTCACTTCAATCTGGGCGTCGTGTATTTCCATACCCAAGTTAATAGCGGTCAATTCCTGACCCTTTACAACAAACCGATACTCTCTGTCTATCCCGCGCCTAGAGACGGCGTAAAGGGCGTCCTGTGCCTCTCTGAGCTCCTCTGTGTACTCATCACCAAGGCCAAGACGCTGCAATGCCTCGGCGACGTTAAAGGCGCCAATGATTGCGTCAATGTCCTCGCGGTCGGCAATACCCTTTCTCAGCGCGTCAATGGCGTGATGATTCTTAATTTGCACGTTGACAATGCCAGCTTGCGATACAGGCTTAAAACCATTAATGACCCAAGCCACGGGATTGGGAAACTGGGCCCGTGGGCGGTATGAGCTGCGCTTTCTCATCGTTTCAGCGCCATGATTTCCATCTCTAAATCTTTGCAATGCGACTTGAGCTGGTCATACTCATAGTTGAGGTCGGCTATCGTGCGGGTGGTCTGCGTCCTGGTAAGACGTTCACCGGCAACGTAACCGATCAGCGTGCCCTGGGTGGCTGCTTTTCGCACCAGATCGCGGACATCTTTGCTAGTCATCAGGCCGACGGCGCCAGCAGGCGGGGAAAGCTGGTCAACAAGCTCATCAATTTGCAGTTGCATAGATTCGGACATATTCAAACTCCATAAACAAGTAAGAGGGCTAAGCCGACGCCGATGGCCGTAGCCAAGGCAACGTCTAGCCATTTTCGGACGGTGGGCTGGATGGTGTAGTGTTCGCGGTAGCGCATGGTTTTCTCCTGTTGGCGGGTTGTTGATAGGGTGCATCCTAAATGCAAATTGACTAAGTAATCAACACATTGTAGTAGGTGTTTACCCTAGTTTGTGCAAAATAATTGTATTTGTAGTCAAAAAACTTCGCTAGAATGGACTCATTCGTCAATTAAAGGGGTTAAGGCACAATGGTTACAACAACTGAGCAAACAATCGGCGCCCTGCGTCAAAAAGCCAAGGAGCATGGGTTTCGCATGGCAGACATAGCCCAACAGGCAGGCGTAGACCCAGCCCAGCTATCGCGCTGGGCCACGGGTAAGGTAGTCCCGCTGCACTCCAACATCGTCAAGCTAGAACAGGCCGTGGACGCAATGATTGCGGCAAAGGCACCGGCATGATAGTCATGTCAATCGACCCAGGTCTTAGCGGCGCTGTTGCGGTATTCCACGACGGCGAGCTCATGCAAACCATAGATATGCCCACGCATACCCTGACGCGCAATCAGGCGACAAAGCGGCAGGTGTCGGCGTCGGGGCTGGCTGACCTGTTCATAGCCCATAAGCCTCGGCACGTTGTAGTTGAGAAGGTACACGCCATGCCTGGTCAGGGCGTCACGTCTATGTTTTCCTTTGGGCGCAGCTTTGGGGTCATTGAAGGCATACTTGCAGCCCTGATACTGCCAGTTACCTACGTCACGCCATCAATATGGACAAAGGCGATTGGCAGGGGCTACGGAAAAGATGCGTCACGGGCTCGGGCGTGCGAGCTGTTTCCCCAGCATCAGAAGATGTTTGCTCGGGTCAAGGACGATGGCCGCGCTGATGCTGCTTTGATTGGGGCATGGTTTTTAAAGGGTGAAAAGTGAACTTGCACGACCTACGAACACTGCGCGAGCACGCTGTCTACTTAGGCCAGCAACTGGAATCCGAGCGCGAGAATTCTAGAAACAAAACTGAATTCCTAAAGCGACTTGTCCACCCCGAGGACTTGGGGCACGCCGTATCAGCCGAGGTACGCAACCTCGCGTATCAATTACTCATTAACGAAAGCAGCGAATGAAACAACTGATCCTACGCCCATCATCAGCAGCACGCTGGATAGCCTGCCCTGCCTCTGCCCGTCTATCGGAGAACGTACCCTACGAACCGGCAGGCGAGGCCGCGCAGATAGGTACAGCAATCCATGCCCTGTCAGAGCTGTGTTGGCAGCTTGATCAAGACCCTGAGTCCTACGTCGGCAAGATGATTGAAGGCATAAAAATAACAGCGGAGAACGCAGCGTTTGCTCGGGCGCACGTTGAAACCGTCAGTAACCTCAAGCAAGAATTGGGCACGGTCAAGGTGGAGCAATACGGCGTTGCCTATGAAAGCCTAGCAGCCAAGGTCGGCGGGACTGCGGACGTTGTGGCATACAACCTTAATCAATCCATTATGGAGATCGCCGACCTCAAGACGGGGCGAATGTGGGTGGATGCAGATTCAGCGCAGATGAAGATTTACGCGCTAGGCGTAATGCGCAAGCTGGTCAAGACGTTTGACACTGTGCGTTTAACGATTGTGCAACCCCAGGCTGGTGTAAACCGCACGCATGAAATGACGGGCGATGAGCTATTTGCATGGGGTGAGACGGTGCTGGTGCCTGCCATCAAGGCTGCAGTGCTGGGCACTACAGAACCTACGCCGTCAAAGGATGCCTGCCAATACTGCCCTGCTAAGATGATCTGCCCAGCGCAGACCAAGGCATTGGCAGAGGTGCCGGTAACAATGGACGTTAAAGCATTGACGCCTGACCAGATGGCTGACCTGCTGGACAAAGCCGATCTGATTGAGGACTTTATTGCAGCCCTGCGCAAGCAAGCCACTAAGACGCTGACAGAGGGCGGTGTACTTAGGGGCTGGCAGATGGCGCCCAAGCGTGCAACTAGGGCATGGTCTAAAGAAGCGGATGCAGCGCAAGTGCTGCGCGATGCTGGCATCCCCGAGAATCAGATATACGAGACATCAATTATTTCACCTGCTGCCGCAGACAAGTTGCTCGGCAAGGACAGGAAACAAGTTTTGGATAGCGTAACCACGAAAGTAAGCAGTGGGCTTACGCTGTCTAAATCCCGTGGGCTAGGCGAGAGCACAGCCCTTTAACAACTCTGAAAGCTAAATGCAAATGCTAAATCTATCTTCATCTTCTGGCTCGGGCAATTACCTGCGCTTTTCTCCACAAGCCAATATGTGGACAAACAATAACAACGAGGAAGTGCAACTCAAGAAAGTTGTATTTGACATCGACAACATCAAGACCGGCTGGTTGCTTTTAGGCGTAGGCGTGCGAGATTGGGTGCAAGATGATTCGGTCGGCAAGAAAGGCCCGCAACCTAGCCCCGAGCACAAGCGCGGGTTCATGGTTACGCTGTACAACAAAGAGATCGGCGCAGCCGAGTGGTCTAGCAACGGTGTTGGCCCCAACATGGGCTTGGAAATCATGTACAAGGATTGCGCAGCCCAGCGTGCGGCTAATCCTGGCAAGCTGCCGGTTCTGGAGTACAAGGGCTCCAAGGCTGAGAAGATTGGCAAAGGCACAACACGCATCCCTAAGTTTGACTTAGTGTCGTGGGTTCCTCGGCCCGCGGGATTGGATGCCGTAGCCGAGGAATACGCACCCGAGCCAGAGCCAATCCAACAGCCAGTGCGTAAGCAGGCGCCCAAGGCTGCTGTCGTGGAGGACGACGAGATTTTCTAAGCGGTAAAGTGCCGCGCCGGTGGATTGATCTCCACCGGCTTTTTTTTCCTCTAAAAAGTACAAGTATGAAATATCTTTCAGTTTGCTCTGGAATTGAGGCTGCAACAGTAGCTTGGCATCCATTAGGGTGGCAGCCAGTAGCTTTTGGCGAGATTGAAAAGTTCCCTTCTCAGGTGCTTGCGCACCATTACCCCAATACCCCGAACTGGGGTGACATGACTAAATTTAAGGAGTGGGTAGATGCAGATGTCAATGTTTTCGTTGGAGGAACTCCCTGCCAATCCTTCAGCGTCGCCGGACTTAGAAAAGGACTGGACGACCCTCGTGGCAACCTCATGCTTACATACCTTGCCATTGCTGCAAAGTATCGGCCCCAGTGGCTGGTTTGGGAGAACGTCCCCGGCGTCTTATCCTCT